GACCCGCTTGCGTCTGGTATTCTTGACCTTTTCCTGCTTGATGACCTCAATAAAGTCCTCTTCCTCATCAGGGTTGAGGGCAGACTCAAGGTCAAGCTCTGGAAGGGTTGACAAATCAACACTAACAGTGCTAATAGCGTCACCGTATTCTTTTGCTTCACGCTGTGCTCGGGCAAAGAACTTATAACACTGTTTCCAAGGCTTAATGGGCAGTTGCTGATGCAACTGCGCGTTGCGACTTGTGGTGTCTTCAGGCCCTTCAGTTGCTTCGATGGCGGTTAGCACTTCCATGCCAGCGATAGCAAATTTCTGCATGTCAGTGAAGAATGACTTGTACAGGGCCGCATCGACTGCATATCGTGCATGAGACAGCACATTTGCAATTGTTTCGCGCGGAAAGTTCGCCTTGAGCGCACCATCCTTTGCCAAGTGTTCATTGATCTGGTGGAGGATTCCGGTAATTTCGTGCATTTCGCAATGCTCGAAGTCGTCGAAATCAATGGCCCTTTCTAGGGCTAATTTTGCAGTTACATTCCATTTAATAATGGCTGTTTTCATGGAGTTATGGGCCTTTTCAAGATCCATAACCAAAATGTCCAAATTTCTCGGACAATCCTTCCGGATTTCGGGCCAGGGCTCATCAGGTCCTTTAAGGCAATATGTAATTACTCACTCATCATCACTATCCACCACGATCTTGCGTGTTTTGGTCTTGCGCATTCCCGGTGGGAGCGGCCCTTGCGGGGCTGGTTTCGACTTCGGTTTGTTAGACCGGGAGGCTGCTTTCCTATCTTGCTTAGGCGTAGCATCCTGCAATGGGTCCTTTTTGTCAAAGAATCCAAAGTCTTTAGAAATGTCAGTTGCATATTCACCAACCGGGAGCCCTCGCCTGCCGAAACGTTCGTCAGCAGGGAATGAATTTTCGACAGACTTTGGCGTGAACCCTTCTTCGCTATCCCAATGTCGTATGAAAGTGTCCGAACTGATTGTTTCCGACCTGAGGTAGTCTGTCAAACGGATGAAATTGGTCGAGAACAACCTGTCAGCCATCCATTTTGAAGCACCGACTACAAAGCGGAAAGCCTCGTCGATTTCCAAAGGTTTGGTCTTAAACTGAGTTTCTTGGCCATCCCTGGTTTCAACGACAATTGATGTCGGGATTGTGTTGCCCTGAACAAGCCACAAATCTGACAGGCCTTCAGCATCAAGGGTGTTCTTAAAAGTTCGCTGATGTTGTGATTCCATGGCCCGGCGCCATTGAGTCATCCCTTTCACAAAAAGGTCAACAGTTGTGTCCATATCCCGAGAATACGGCTTATCCCAAAGAGAACAGATCGAATCCGGGAAAAAGCGGGCGACAGTTTCCGGAGGAATATTGCCACGGAGCAATTCAACACCAATGGTCGCGTCACTCCATTTCTTGTCATCCACAACAAATGAACAATTTGTGAACGTGAAAAGGGTAAAGACGCCATTATTAGTCCTGCCTGTGCGACCCCGGCGCTGACGCACCAGCGAATTGGGCACATGGACAAGACCAACTGTCGTGTTACCCAGGGACGGGAGGCCTTTGCGGGTGAGGTTGGAGGTCACAACCCAGTCCACATCTGGTATGGTTAGCCCCACATCTGCAACCGAAGTGGCTACGTAAAGCTGAGCATCCTTGTCAATGACCTTGTCCACTGAAGACAGGACGCAAGCCCGACGGGAAGTTGAATTAGCAATGTCAATGGCTTGAGCACGATCAATCACAAAGACTAGGATCTTTGACAGAGTCTTGGCCTTAATGATTGAAAGGATTCGGGACTTGTAAATTTTCCAATAATCACTGTAATTTGAGGAGCCACCTAAGTCAATGGTTTCACTCAATGCCTCGGTTATGGTCCAGGTGCTAGCTATTTGCAAAGGTATATGCACGCTGGCAATGGAGTGATTGTCATCAGATGGAGTTGCAGTTAACAATATCATCGGTGCAACAACAGCCTTTAAAATGGTTATCACAGCCATGACAGGGGCTTCCTCAACATGGGCTTCATCAACCAAGAAGAGGTTGCCCTCAGTCAACCAACGGTCGTGCATCATAACCTCAGCAGGGGTGGTGATGATGAGCTTGTACTCTTCATAAAAGGCATGTCCCTCAGTGACCATCTTTGCATTAAGCCCGAAGGCTTGGTTGATATAAGGCGTCAAAGTCAGCACAATTAACCGACGGGGCACAACCAAAATGACCCGTTTGTACCTATGCCCATAGAACCTATGAACAAAATTCAAGAAAGTAGTGGACTTTCCAGTGCCAGTCGGCGCTTCAATTAACAACACTGGGCTTTCAGGTCCGATGGTGTCAAGAGAAGCCGCAGCTTGCTTCATGTTCGCAGGGACTTTTGACCATATTCGATTTAAGATCATGCCGTAAAGGGATTCACCAATACTTGAAAAAGATGGGATTCGTATAAACGTTATGATCTTGGGGACTTGCACCACAGGGATAAAGTCAATCAGAGTAATTAGGAAGATCTCCTTCCATGGCACATCAAACCTTTTGACAAAAGGCTGGACATGACCATTCAGGACGAAGTTGGCCTCACCTATCTTCTTATCGGCCCAGGAAGCCAAGGCAAAAACTCCTGGCGTCTTAACTGGTCCACGAAGCAACATATAGAGCCAGTGCTTACACAACAATGCTGAGTTTGACTCATTATTTGGTGAGGTGGTCAAAACGTCCACATCGGCAAGGAAGTCATAACAAGTGCGTTTCAATGTTGCGATCAGGTTAGTATGGGTGGTAATGGAATTCGACCGCCGGATGAGCTCGACAGGCCAAGAAACGTGATTACGAAACAAAGAGACTAGGTAATTAGTGTACCCCATATTGTAAATCGTTGGATTCAGGATGTCCGGTATGGTTGACAAGATGTTAACGACCGTGTCAGCAAGACCGTCCATCGAATAATCAATCACGCCGAGAGAAACGTCATCAGGGGAAAGCTTGTCATCCTTTGACTCCGGTTCATCAATCACTGAATCAGGATTGTACCATTTACGAAGCACGTCACCATAAGTCGGGATGGGCACTGGACAAGCCAGGATTGAACCCTCATTAGAAACGAGGATCCGTTCCAGGTCTTCATAAAGCTTGTTGTAAAGGTCTTGATGGTGAGCCGTCAAGTACATATAGCTCACAAGCCTTTTGGCCCGGTAAAACCGATCCCAATTCACTTGCTTTGCAGGGGCATAGCACTTTCCCACCAGCTTTTTCGGGTCATGGTAGACAATGAGGGCAGGGCAATTAACACCAGCAGCCGCCATTTCAGCATGATCAGAAAAAGATGGTTCGCGCCATTTCTTTGAAAGAAATTCCATTTTATCAATGTCATGGGAAGGTTCTTCATCCCGCATGCCAACACCCATCCGCGACATTGCCTTCTGAATGTTATCGACATTCCAAGTTGCAGGGGCAGTTGAAAGCCATGACAACAGATGGTCATCGCCATAATTTGACAGCTTGTTGTAGTGGCGAAACTCATGTGCACTGAGACCAGTGAGACTCCGCCATGCACCCAAATAAAGGATTGGTGTGGCTATGGAATTATCCATAGATGTTGAGGAATGGCCGGTCGAAAGGCCTTGTTTCTTTGCATAAATATCACCAGTTGAAGTGGTCATAAGGGGCATTGAGTAAAGGCCCTTGTAAGTTGCATCAATCAAGAAACAGATTTTGGCATAATCACGGTGCCGTTCAAACCCCTTCTTACGCACTCCTTTGATCAAGTCAAGCACTTTGCCAACAAGGGTTGAATCAAACTCGGTGAAATCCCCCGCGAAGTGATTCTGATAACCTTTGTGTTGTAAGACCAGTTTTGACAAATTGGCCCCATTAAGTGGCATACCAACTTTGACATTAGTGGACCAGAACTTGAAATTGTGGTTTGGGAAGAAATTCCACAACGTGGAAGAAATGTAATGAGTGATTGGGGCACCAATAATAGTTCTGACCCTGTCAGCCATCCATTTCTTGGGGCCCAAAGCTTCGCTTTTGACAGAGACAGGAGCAACTGGTGGAAGAGTGTGCGCGACGGCAAACGTTGAAGCCCACAACTTCACCATGTTGGCCATGCCTCCTATAGAGGCAATGAATTTCTTGCGAGACAACTTCTTGAACTTCCCACTTTTGGTTGTCGTACCCCAAAAAGGGCCAAGGCCATACTTCTTTTCCCACTTCTTCAAAATATAAGAAAATGGGGCGAGCCGGGAATCCTTGAAAATTTCACCAACCAAGAGCCAAATCTCGTCAATTTTGATGTCGGGAATATCGACCTTGTTTTCCTGGAAGTAGCGAGAGAGGGATTCCAACTCATTCTCATAAGTCGCGAATTGTTCTGATCGTTTATATTCCGGGGCAAGACCCTTCAGGTTTTCAAGCTCTTCAGCAACCTTCAGTTCCATGTGCACAATGCCTTGACGGATATTAGTGCCGCCCACGAAAGCATGCATGTGCTTGTCGGCATTTTTGGGAATGCCGGAGTGTTGGTCAGTGACGTGAGGCGCCTCTGGCCAACCCAAGTCCTTTAAGACCCTGTTTGCTTCGTTTATGGCCTCGCGGTCAAACCTGTCCGGCAAAGACCGGATAAAGTTTGGCACAGATATATTGTCTATAGTGCGCGCGAAGTCCATAATAGTATTGTTCCAAATGGCTCGAATCTTTTCTTGCTTAAGGCCAAACCCTTTCACTGTGCTAGACGAGCGAGCAGCGATCAGGCCGGTCTCCAACCCAAAATTAAGAATCCTGAGCGACGCAATAAGGAATGCAAGGCGAACATACCTCCTAGCAGCTTTAAAATTCCCTTTAACAAAAAGGAAATAAAAAGGATACCAGAAACATGTGAGCACAAAGGTAGCCATATCGGCTAAAGCTGACATTGTCCTAGGCGAAGCAGTCGTCGCCAGGACGACAATTGCAATGGTAAGCTTAAATAAAACAAAATAAGACTTGACCCATTTGCGAACGGCCGCATACAGGTGCCGAGAAACAAGGAGCGCAAGGATGCCACCGGCCCAGATGAGGGTCATGCCACCCTCTATTGAACTAGGGCAATAAAGCCAATAAGTGGCAATGGCAAGCCTCAAAGGCTTTTCCTCTTCTGGGCCTATTGAAATTGTTGCAGGGTTGTAAAGCTTGCCCTGGTGCGAATAAGCCTTGAGTTGGCCAGTCGTAGCAATTGCTTCAATTGTGTGGAAAACCGGCTCGGCCGTCTTATTGACCATGTCTCGGCCATACTCAGTTTCAAGGGCAGTTTCGAAAATAGCCCATGTGCAAGGTACCCAAAGGCGGGTGAGCGCAAGAGACCCAGCAGCTGCAACAATCACAACAGCATGGAGCACAGCCCACCCAACCGTGAAAGTCGCCACTGGCCCGAAACACCAGATAACAATGGCAACCAAGCAGTAAGGAGCCAGGATCAAAAGAGAAGTGACTGTGTTCAAAATGATAAAGACAACAGCCCAAATATAAACACCATTAAGGATGGCCCCGCCACGGGCGACCATAAGCGGCATTTCAATAGAATAATTGTAAACGAGTTCATCCACCGACAAGGGCAGATCGGGGTCTAAATGACCGGGAAGTTCTCGGGTTGACTGAATGTCAGGGATTCGGTCCGGGGTGAACATACCCCAAAAGGCATAAAGCACTAGCGCATACAAATACATAGCGACAGTGTCCGACAGGTTTCCCTGTTTCGGCCCAGGTCTTGTCAAGGACTTTAAGGGATTATGTTACAAAATTTAAAACATGTTAAAGGGAATGTCAAGCTTGGCAAAACCTTAACGCCCAAACCGCCAGTGCAGGCGTACTGCACTTGTTGGATCAGGACTTAAATAAAGTTCGATCAAAC